CATCGCAGTTGGGTCTTCACTTATGACTGCCCAAGCGAGCACCGCGATTGGCGCCGACAAAATCAAAAGTATGAATTCGTCCTTCCAGTCTGATTGTCTAGCTTCTAACAGTTTGCCCTGATATTCAGACTGACCATCGGCCATTTTTCTAGCGTGCATGTGTTGTGCATCCGCCATAGCCATTTTCGTCTCTTGACGCTTCTTATAAATATGCGTCCCAGCGTTTAACGCTAGTTTTGCTAAACTAAACCAGGCCATTAGTACGCCTTAGAGTTTCTTTTCTTTTCTGGCAACATTCTTTTCTGTCCGCCTACTGGCATTTCAGGTTTTCCTGTTGCAATGTAGTTAAATGCTTGGTCAGCAGTAGTTTTAGATCTAGGATCTACTTCAATACTCTGCTCTGCAACTTTAACTTCTTTGATTTTATCAAGTCTTTGCATTTCAGCTCCTTTTTTTAGTTTTTTCTACGCCTTTTATAACACCTTTATTTTTAGATGCATAGAAAACAGTTTCTCCACGTTTTTTTCCGTACTGTTTCTTCATGGATTTCATAATTTTCTTACCTTTTTTGTTCAAAGGCATTAATTATCCTCCATCATAACCGATGCTTGCTGTACACCAGACTTCGCAAGGCTAACTCCAGCACGTAATTTTGCTAAATCTTCGTTCTGTTCTAATTTTTCATCAAAATTATCTTTTGATTGCATCAATCTTGCTCTTGCAAGCTCTATTTGTGCCTCGTCGTTGTCTCTTTTTCTCTCATTTTCCATCGCACGTAGGTCAACTTCTCTTGCTTTTAGTTTTAACAACGGATCAGAGTCAAATTGTGAAGTAATTTTTTTCTCTTCTGCCATGAAATCTGCTGTCATCTCTGCAATCAACACTGCTTTTCTAGATTCTATCTCTTGTGTCATCTGTTGTAGCATTTGTGCTGCTTGTGGATTGACTGCAGCTTGTTGTTGTAGCATTTGTAACTGCATAATTTGTTCTCTGAACTCTAATTGTACTTGTTCTTGAGCCATGATCGATATGTGTTCTAAAATATTTTTCTGTATCGCAGCCATAATTGCAGGATTATTTCTAACCATGTTAGTTGACATGAAACTTAAATGCGCTGTGATGTGTGCTCTGTGATCTTGACCAGGAAAAGCTTGAAAAGGTTTACCAGCTAAAGCATCAATATGTTCTAACGCAGGATCTTTTGGAACAGTGGGTGCGGGTGGTGGTAATATTTGATTAATATCTTTTACACCGATTGCTTCGTACATTTTTCTGTAAGCATTATACAGGTTGTGTATCTGTGGATTAGATTGTGCAAGTTGTAATTCTGTTTGTGCCATTGTAATTCTTTGTGCAGTCGAAAATATATTTGGATCTGCAACTGGCACGATATCTATTCTATCGTCAAAATCTAATTGCTTAATGTTTCTTGCACCACCGACCACGTCATACGGATATTCTGCTGGTAGGTATTGTGCTACTACTTTTGCAAGTAGTTTAAATTCTTTTTTCATAGCTGCGTAACATCTTTTGTGTATTGCAGACATGACTCGTGATCCACGTTCCAATAACGCAACTGTTGTTCCAACAGCCGCTTGTTGATTACCATCACCCACTTGCATATCAGCAATAGCCGCGAACCTTTGACCAGCGCCAACAACAAGACCCATCAATTGTAATAATGTTGCTGATGGTTCTTTGTATGGTAGTGGGAAAAACGATTCTCTTAAATTACCACCTGGTGCATCTACATCTTTAAATTCACCTGGTTGTATTGGAGATGCTTCGTCTCTAACTCTTACACCTCTTTGTTTAAATCCTGCTGGTAAATTAGATAATGTACCTGCATCCAATAATTGACGGAGAGCAGCAGTTGCAGTTCTGCTCAATCCGCCAATCATGTGAATTAACCCAAAGCCATAAAACCCAAGACCTGGAAGAAATTTAAAATGGACAAAATATTGGATTTTACTTTTCTTTATATCTTCAGGTGCATAGTTACGTCTGATAGCTAAAACTTTTCTGGATCCTTCTTCAACCGTTACGATGTAAGGGAGCTTAATTCCAGTTGGTTCGCCTTCAGAATCAACTTCTTCAAAACCTTCTAAATCTAAATTAACATGACACTCTAACAAAGTATAAACTGGTTCTTGTTTTCCAGTTTTCTTTGTACCATCTAGTTCACGTTCTTTTTTTGTTAAATCATCGTTGTTAGTAACACTTGGCGGTCCTAACTCTACGTCACTGTAAAAACCGTTAACTTGTTGTTTTCTTAAATCATTCTCTGACATTTTTAGCGAATGGATGATTGACTCCGCATCGTCTAATGAGGTAGCCGTATACGGAACAATCAAATCCTCCGCAGGTATGAATTTACTCACTGCTCTTCCTAGAAGTTGGTCGTAGTAAACTTTTTTAAAAGTTGATCCAGCTAGTGGTAAATGAAACAGCATCTGATCAAACTCAGGTTCATACTCCTGCATTTGATCCATCAACAAATAATTCATGTAATCTTTTACACGATCTGATTGTTGTTCTGTTTGTGGTGTAACTGCCCCTACGACATCCGTTCTTACAGGACCCTCTGCGGGCAGTAATTCTTTATAAGCTTGTGCTTGAAACTGTGTTACCGCTTCTGCAAGAACTGGGTGTGTGGCACCACTTGCTCCTTGAAACGGCTCTGTTCTATTTTCGTATTTGAATCCTAATAAATCTAAACCTTGTATGTAAGACTGCTCCCAATCTTTTCTAGACAATTTGTAATCCATGTAATTATTAACCATGTCATTGCCGATTGGATCTAAAATATCGTCAGGTAAAATATCTGCTAAATTATCAAAATGATTTTCTGTGCCTGGAACGTTAACTGCTCCTGGTTCAAAGTTTAATGTAACACCACCATCTTCTTCTGGTGTTACTTCTACGGGACCTTGTTGTTCTGTAACTTCTTCCTCAACTACTTCTTCAGCTGGTAACTGTACTTCTGTTCGAACTTCGTTTGGAAGCGACTTGTCTATTTCTGCCATTTAATTTCTCCAGTTTGATCGTTTTAACTTGTTTTAACGGAACATTCAACCCCTGTGGATTAGGCCCTCGTAACGGTGGTATTGTGGTTGTGAGCTTCTTTACCACTAAAATCCTCGTTTCGCTAGTTTAGGTATTCCTTTGATTAGTCCACCCTTTGCTTGTTTGGTTACATATTTACTTTCAATATTGCCTATGTATTTATCTAAATTTTTTATTGTCTCTTTTCTTTTTTTGACGAAAGGTGAACCAGAACTAAAACTTTTATCATATTTTAAAGATCGAGCTTTTAAAGTTTCTTTTATTGAATCAGCTGCTCCTAGTTTTCTTAAATCTCTTAAACTAACTTCTTTTCCTTTTAGAGGCCCTTTGGTAACACCTTTTTTTGTTTTTGCGACTCCTAATTTTTCTAATTTAGAAATTTCTTTTGGTTGAATAAATTTTTTACTTTTCATAAACTTGCCAAACTGTCTTGCAAGAGGTTTAATATTCTTCCCTAAAAGATATCGTGCTATGCCTAATACTACTGGTGCCGCCATTAATAATACACTCTCTGTTTTTGTTCTTTGATCTCATCCACATAATCTTCTGGATGATCGATCAAGCCACCTTGTCTAAATCTCATGATGGCTTGCGTGGTGGAGTCAACCAAGTCGTCATGGTCACCAAAAGGGAAAGCGGCGCATTCTTCAATCACCTCTTCTGCAAACTTTTGGTTCGGAGCCCATATCATACCAGATTCAAACAGAGGTGCAACAGCATTCACACGGGCATGCTTATCGTTTCCTTTTGACGGGGTAAAGTTCATGACAGGTATATCCATTTTTCTAAGCTCGTAAGTTAGTGGTAGACCAGATGCTTTTGCCTCAATAATAACTGTTTCAGGATTCCAATATCTATACTGCTCTAGTGCAAGACGACGTAGCTCTGGAAACTCGTATCTACCTTTGATGGCATCTAACAATATTAGATTAGCACCACTATCTTCTGACGGATAGAATATACCCCATGTGGTAATAGCAGAATAATCTGCAGTTTCTTTTTTCAAAAAAGCTGTGTCGTAAGATTGTATGACGTGGTGTATTTGTGGGATGTCGTCCTCTTCGTAAGTTTGCCACCACTCTCGTTTTAGTATTGCACCTTCTTCACTAGTTGGTTGTTGCATCCACTGTGCGTTCCATTTAGTAACGGGCAGAGCTGCTTTAACTTTTTCAAGTTCGTCCATCTTCCAATACTCTGGCCACACTGGTCCGTTATCCATGATTGCTGGAAACTCAACAACGTGCCACTTGTCAGCCTTAACTTCTTTTTGTGAAGCAACTAATGCACCTGTTAAATCTTTCGTAGACCAACGAGTCATAACCAAAATAATTTTACCACCTGGTTGTAAACGCTGACGTGGGCCTGATGTATACCACTCGTAAGCTCTCTCCAAAGATGCTTTTGATAAAGCATCTTGTTCTGAGTGTGGATCATCAATGATCAAGAGATCTGCACCACGACCTGTGATCGCACCGCCAACACCAGCTGCATAATATTCACCACCATCTGATGTCTCCCAACGTCCTGCTGCTTTACTGTCTTCTTGTAATTTTGTTTTAAAAATTTTTGCGTAATCTTCTGAGTCGATAAGATTCTTTGCCTTACGACCAAATCTTATTGCTAGTTCTGCCGTGTGTGTTGCTTGAATAATCTTGAGTTTAGGATCACGGCCCACCATCCATGCTGGTAGCAAGTATGATGCAAATTCTGATTTAGTATGCCTAGGAGGCATATTAATAATCAAACGATTTATTTCACCCGTCGCTAATTTATTAAATTTATCTGCAATGTGCCTGTGGTGGGACCCCTCTACAAA